TTCTTCCACTCCGGATGATTTTGCATGACCGGATTGTAATCAGTTATAAGATCACCAATACATTCTTTCAGAGTATCTAATTCTTCATGGGTAGGGTTTACACAAGTTGCTGCAAGCAAGTTGCGGTGGCCGAATCCACGCTGAAGTTCGATAAACGGATCAAATTTGGAGGGTTTATTCCCTTTGTGAACTAGGTTGGCCATTTGACGTGGTATGTCATAGGGCTTGACTAGTACGCACCCTGGCCAGACACTGGAAATAGGTTGAGCGCCCAAAAAATGAACGGCACTCCACTCTTCAACTAACTCCGACTTCATTTCTGAGCCGAAGCGTTTTTTCCAGAGTCCGGGAAGGGCCCGATAAAAATCCTCATCAGCGGCATTTACGCAAGCTGAGATGATGTCATCACCATTTGTGAACTCTTTTGCACGTTGCAAAAACATTTCGAAACCACTGAAGGTCCCGTAAAGATCATGCCAAAGCATTGCGTGCATTTGAATTTGATTGATACCATTATCAAAGGTAGTGTCAGGCTTACCCGAGGCGTTACCGTCCTTAGTCAGGACTAAGTCGCCATCTGGCAGGAGCACTACACGATTGATGGTCCAATACACATAGTGATAGAACAATTTTTTCTCTTCGCCAGTTAAACCAAGAGCGCGACATCTGAGCCTCGCAGTACGCCACAGGACACTTCGGTATTGGACCGAATCCCAGAGTTTTATATCTGAGAGAAAAAACTTGATCTTGTAATCAGGTTCTTCATATTCATGCAGCCTGGTGTAAAGCTCATACCAGTCTTCGGGGACACGCATGCCGACCGCAGAGGGTATTTTGAAGCGCGCTGCCATCATTGTCAGATTCTGCAATTTTGTGAACTTCTGCTGTACAGCAGACATCCACATAGGTGCAATCATATAACAACGGCAAGGCTTAGAAACGTCTCTGACCTCTAACTTTCCAGAAAGAGTCCAGATCGGAATCTGACAAAGCATCAGAGAAGGGTTTTTCAGAACCTCCAATAACAGGAACGGGTTGTCATGCCAACAAGTCGCTTTCAACGACGAGCAGCCACAGCCGGAACCTTTCTTGAGTTCTTGAATACCGATGACGTTTTCATCCGACATCATAGGGGCAATCATGTGCTTGCCGAAGATGCGCCAAAGTAGATCGTCTAACTCATTGGACTTATCAAAGCTCTCTATAAAAGCAACATCGCGGAGCGGACAAGGCTCAGCGTATTTCTCGTGGGATTTCACGATTTCGCTCAACTGGTCAACACGAGACAGAGCATAGTTACTATTACAATATTTTGCCATGGGTGCAAAGTACTCACTGTCAACATAGTCGTTCTTCTGAACGTACCTGTAGTGGACAGCCTTTCCAATGCACTCATAGTTTTCTTCATAGACGACCGGTGTGTCAAACAGATCTATCTCGGGGGTGGGAGATGTGAAGAATGCGGTACCCCCCTGCCAGAGTCGCCTTACGGTTTCTCCGCAGGGGTCGGCCCGTTTAAAGGAGCAAGACCCTTGAGAAGGGATTTGTACGGGAAAATAGGAACAGCGCCGTTGAGTGGAATTTTAGTACCACCCTTCACAGGACCGAGAGCGTGTATAGCAACAATTTGGCCGGTTTTACCGGAAACGAGGGGAGTAGAGCAAGAGCCTGCATCAATAAGGGTTGTTACCGCATTGTTAACTATTTCATAAGAGTATTGTTTCTCAGGAAAACGCTCATCGTTATATCGTGTGAGGACGACACCATGGACATTACCCGTGGTAATTTTAGAGTCGGGCGAGACATAGACCATCTCATCGCCAGACTGTGGAACAGGACCAGACTTCATCGCCGTAATCCCAAGGTCAGAAAGAGGACCCTTCTTAGTACCAGTAGAACTCGGAAGACGAGTGTACTGACTATTCAGAAGAGGCCAAAACAGAAGATAAATCGCGGGGCAACCTCGAGGAGGGCCAACGGAAATGAAACATTCTGAATCGACAATGGAACCACCCGGGCAATAAGGGTGGAAAGAAAAATCTTCAGGGTGAGCAAGCTCAACATCTGAGAGTTTGTGGGCAACCGTGTAGATCCCACCATCAAGGACTGTGCCGTAGCAAAGTTGAGAGCCTTTGTGGTAGAATGCAACAACAAGGGGAGCAATTCTAGCGACGTCGATGGCAACGCCGGCAAGTTTAGCTTCCTGGGTGCGAGGAGCTTCGGGAGTTTGAGACTTTCGGAAGTCACGGAAATTTTTCCAGGCGTCCTCTCCAAGATGCTGTTTAGCAATAATGCCTCTCTCTTGTGGAGTGAGGTCGGAAGCGCGGGTAGCGCTTTTGGAGCGGTGAGCTTGTT